GGGTAAAGAACTTACGTTCATCCTGTTTGACGAAGCTTGCCACTTTAGCCAAGGGCAAATTGAATACCTCCGTGGTCGTCTGCGTAGTTCTCGTTCTGAGAACCCAATCCAGATGATTATGACGTGTAACCCAGACCCAGATAGCGTAATTTTTGATTGGATTGAGTACTACCTGTTGGAAGACGGGCTGCCAGATCCAGAGAAAGATGGCCTTGTTCGTTACTATGTAATGGAAGGCAACGACTATGTTTGGGCGGATACACGAGAAGAACTAGAACTGATTCATGGCACTGGCCCTGAGAGCGGTATCCTGTCCTTCACCTTCATCTCCGCTACTTGCTATGACAACCCCGTGTTACTTGAAAACGACCCCGGGTATGTGAGCCGACTTAAAGCCAACAACGCAGTTGACGTACAACGTCTTCTGTACGGTAACTGGAAGGCTCGGCCAAGTGCAGGCGGGATTATGAAGCGTGAATGGTTTGTTCCCGCTGAGCAAGAGCCGCCTTGGACAGAGATTGTTAAGACTGTACGTGCGTTCGACTTCGCTGGTACGTTAAAGTCTGATGCATCTCCAAGTCCCGACTACACCGCTTGCGTGAAGATGTCGAAGTTGAAAGACGGTACTTACTTCATTCACGAAGTTCGTCGCTGCCGTATTCGTTTCGGACAATGGGTGGACTGGGTTGTTCAGTGTTGTGCTGACGATGGCCCGAGAGTTGATGTGATCATCCCTGTCGATCCTAACCCCGCAGCAGCAGGCGCCTCATTGCTTACTGCACGAACTCTCAGCGAGAAAGGTCTGTACGTCCGTAGGTTCAAAACTACAGGCAAAAAGATTGATCGAGCTAGACCCTTCGCCTCTATGTTGCTCAACGCCGGTATTTCAATCCGCAATGATTGCTGTGTCGATGAAGAGAACAACATCAGCTATGAGAACAACTTCTACTTCAAAGAGTGTGAAGCGTTCGATGGTGAGAAGCGTAAAGGTGAGAGTGGTCACGACGATATGGTGGACGCCACAGCCGACGCATTTATGGCACTGGCTCAGAAGCTCACTATGCCAAACATTACCGCTGGATTGAAGAAATTCAATACCTCATTCCAAAACCCATTTACTCGCTAGGGAGCCGATATGGAAGATGGTGAAGTAACCTCCCTTGAAACTGGGAGTAACGATTCTCCTACGCTCACTATGGGGGAAATTGGCCGTTCTGGTTTGATTGTACTCGGCGGAAACATTTTCGAAGAGTGTCAAGAAGAACTACGCTGGCCCGAAGCTGCAAACACATACAAGGAGATGTCGAAAGACGCCTCCATTGCTGCTGCTCTCGACTATGTAGACAACAAAGTTGCAACTGCCCAGTGGGAAGTAAAGATCCCCGAGGGCTACGATGACAAGTTGAAAGACCATGCCATCTTCTTGCGACAATGCATGAACGACATGGAACACACGTGGACAGACTTCATCAAGCAAGCATCCTCGTTCGGTCGTTACGGTTTCTCTACAGTTGAGAAAGTCTACCGCTACCGTGAGAAAGATAAAGGAAGCAAGTTCAACGATCTGTTGATTGCCCCTCGTAAGCTCGCCCTACGCTCCCAAGACTCTATCGATAGATGGCGTTGGAGTGGTAGTGGTAAAGACCTTGCAGGCTTCTACCAGAACGTCTGGAGCATGGGTACAAACCCAAGCCCGTCAGAAGGCTGGGGATACATGGACAGCCCTCGTGAGCTGACCCAGAAGTTCATCCCTCGTAAGAAGTTTCTCCACTTCCGCCACAACCCTCAGAAGGATAGCCCAACCGGGACATCTCCTCTGGCAAGCGTATGGCAAGCATGGAAGATGAAGACAGCGTATCAAGAGGCTGAAGCCCTTGGTGCTGCTCAAGATGCGAACGCATTCAAAATCTTGTATCTCCCACCAGAGTATCTTGATTCAGAAGCTTCCGAGGACAAACAAGAAGCACTGAAGATCTTCCAGAAAGCTCTGGTCAACGCGCACCACGCCAGAGAGAGCGGAATCATCCTGCCGTATGTTACGGACGAACAGGGGAAGAAGATGTTCGAGTTTGATATCAAAAGTATCGGCGGAACATCTCGCTACGACATTGACAAAATCATTGCTCGCTATAACCAAGAGATTCTAGTGGGACTCTTCGCTGACGTACTGGCCCTTGGGTCTGGTGGCGGTGGCGGTAGTTTCTCGCTCTCTGAATCGAAACTCTCAGTGATCGATCTTGCCGTGGCAGCTCGCCTCGATGAGATTCGTAACCAACTCAACCATGACCTCGTTCGACAAATCTTCGAACTGAATCGTTGGGACACTGAAGTAATGCCGTACTTCGAGTACAGGCTGCCAGAAGCTGTGAACCTAGAGGAACTTGGTAAGTTCATTCAACGTGTGAAAGCCGTTGGCATGTTGCCGATCCATCCGAAGGTTGTTAACTGGGTGCTGAAACTTGCTGAGATTCCATACCAAGTAGATGAGAACGCCACGACTGAAGAACTTCAGAAGTTGATGGGCGAGCCTGATACGAAGGCTGGAGAAGGCATGCAAGAAGGCATGAGTAACGGAACTGGTAAGTCGTCTGGTAAGAGCGGTAATTCAAGCACGAGCAACAAGGAGCACGCCTAATGGCGCATAAACTATTGAGGCTCGCTGAGTCTCTTTACAATAAGCCGCACCTCGTGACGGGCGACTATCTGAATCAGGTAATCCCTTACATTGAGTCCCGGAACAGTGGCTCGCCGCAGATGGCTGTTCTGGAATCCCTTCCGACAGAGAAGCGTGAACTCCACTATAACCCTGACACTAAGATTGGGATTGTTGATATCAACGGTCCACTAACTTACGTGCAGCACTACGGCCTATGCGGACCTTCCGGACCAAGCTACCAAGCTATCCGTGACGAAGTTGGTCAGATGATTGCTGCCGGTGCCAAGTACATTGTACTCGATCAGGACTCTCCGGGAGGAGAGGCTTACCAAGCATTTGAAACTGCCCGACACATTCGAGAACTTGCAGACCAAAATGGTGTGCGACTGATCACTTATGTTGATGGCATGTCCGCATCTGCCTCGTATGCATTCAGTGCAGTCTCTCACGAAATCATCATGAACCCGCAGTCAAGCGTCGGCAGTATTGGGGTAGTTGTAAAGCTCCGCAACACTAATGAAGCCATGAAGCGTATGGGAGTTGAAGACACTTACATCTTTGCTGGGGAATCAAAAGTTCCATTCGACGCAGAAGGTAAGTTCTCCGCAAGCTTCCTCGATGAGATTCGCGGAAAGATCAACGTTCTCTATGAAGAGTTCGTAACGCACATCTCAGATTACCGTGGCATCTCTCGTGAGTCTGTTATTGCAACCCAAGCGAAAACCTTTGGGGCAACTGAGGCAATCAGCCTTGGACTTGCCGACAAACAAATGACCCTCGATGAGTTCTCTGAGTACCTCGCAGAACTGAAAGAGAACGGAGCAAATATGCCTCTTCCAAAACTATTCAAACTCTCTACTGGAGAAGATCCTGTGAAACTCGCTGAACTCCAAGCCCACGCCGATGAGCTGGCTACCCAACTTACCGCCTCTGAAGAAAGCCGTACCCTGCTTGCTGGCAACCTTGCCGACACTGGTGCCAAGCTCACTGAAGTTCTGGCAAGTAATGACACACTAGCTGAAACAGTAGCTTCACTTCAGGGTGAACTTGCTGAACTCAAGACCGCACAAGCTGAAGCCAAACTCTCTGCTCGTACAAGTGCCCTGTCTGCCGTAGTTGCTCAAGATCAAGTTGAAGGCCTAATGGCTAACTTGTCTGGCCTCGATGACACAGCATTCCACGCAGTAGTTGGTACTTTCGCATCAGCCAAAGCAACCGTAGAACAGTCAGAACTCATGACTGAACTTGGTCAAGACGCAGATGCCGACGCTTCTGTACAAACCGACGCTGATACCGATCCGGCAGCCGCAGCAACTCGTGCCGCTATCGCCCGTATGACACGTAAGTAATCACCCCCCCACTCCAATCAAGGAAATCCAATGCCTTTCGAAAATATTGCTCCACGCGATGTACGCCTCTCTGACCTCGTTGTTTGGGAAGGGTTTGACGTTATCGATGGTTTCAACCGTCGTGACCTGAACATTACTCCGCCAGCCGCTAGTGCACCAGTCAAGCTTGGGACCATTGTGTTCCGTGCTAAGTCAACTGATGAAACTGCACCTTTCGCAGTAGTTGCTGCTTCTGGTGATGTTGCTCTGACTAACGAATACGCTGTTGTACTGGGCAACCACTACGGCTACAAGACTTCGTTCGTACCTGCCGCTATTGCTGCTGGCAAGTTCAACGCCATCGCTTACACAAGTGGTCCGATGAAAATCAAAGACTACCTGCCAAAAGCTATTCACTCCGCTCTGAACGCGACTCAGTTTGCTGCTCTGGCACAAGCTCTTGAGAAGCAGGGCATCGTAGTTCTAGACACTGTTGTTGTTTAAACAACAGTTTCACTACTCCACTAATTCATAGGATCAAGTAAGCATTATGGCTATTACTCTAAACCGCAAAGACCTCGGACGTGTTGTTGACCGTACCGATATTCTGACTGAAGTTCCATACACTATGGACATTACCGAGGCTCTGGGGCTTTTCGGTGAGTACTACAGCACTCAGAAGACTGTTGAGATTGTTAAGCACTCTCGCAACCAACAAATCCTGACTGACAGCAACTGGGATGGTCGTGGTCAGACAATGGCTAACGAATCGGAACGTCAGTTCCTGCAAGTTAGCATTCCGCACATCAAGGCGGAAGACGCGATCTACCCACACGACATCGATGGTGTTGTAGCGATCAATGACTCTGCTGAAATCATGAATCTGGCTCAAGTAGCTGACATTCGTGCAGAGAAGATGTTCATTCTGAAGGACGCTCACGAGCTGACTAAGACCGCTGCTCGTTTCCAACTGTTGAAAGACGGTTCGGTTTACGCTCCAAACAAAACACTGCGTACTTCGTACGGCGACACCGTGAACTTCTACAACGAGTTCGGTATCACTCGTAAGTCTACTGCAATGGACTTCGGTAACACTGTTGACCCACGTATCCAGAGCCGTGAAGTTCTGGCTCAGTACCGTAAAGACCTTCGTGGTACTCAAGGTACTCTGCGTGGCGTAGTTGCCCTGTGCGGTAGCGAGTTCTTCACCAAAGTTATCACCAACCCGTACATCACTGAGATGCTGAAGGCTCTGCCTACTTCCCAGTCGCTGGCAACCCTGTTGGGCGTTAACGCTGATGACCCTCGTTTCGCTGGCTTCGACGCACGTTTCCCAAGCTTCAACTGCTTCGGTATCACTTACGTTGACGTTGGTGTAGCTGGTTACGATGTTGGTAACTCGTTCGTTCCATTCGTTGTTGATGACGAAGCGATCCTGATCCCAGTTGGTCTGACTAACGTTGCGAAAACTTACTTCGCTCCAGCTAACCGCTTCTCGGCTGTTAACAAAAAGTCGCAAGGCAGCTACTGGTTCGAGAAAGCTTCTGACGAGAAGATCCAAATCATGTCGGAACAGAACTTCATGCACGGCCTGTTGGCTCCGCAAGCGGTTCAGACTCTGACTCTGGCCTAATTGAACTGGGGAGCTTGTCTCCCCTTTTCTTCCTTCTAGGAGAAGACAATGAACGTAAGTAACATTCACCCGAAGAACGGTTGGATCTATGTAGCTCAAGAGCTGGCCAAGCTTATGCCTGACCCAGTAACAGTTGCTGCTCTGACCCCAATCGCTACAGCGAATGCAACAGATCTTCCAACTGCTGTGGCACTGGCTAACGCCAACAAGGTTGCTATCAACGCAATCATCGCCGCATTGAAAGATTTGACGTAAGGAATAAGTATGGCGTATCAACTCCCTAATGGAAGTACATTCGAATTTGCGAGTGCGTATACGCCGTTCTTTACCATTACGGCGGTTACACGTGCAGCAAACGCAGTGTTCACAGCCACGGGTCACACATTGACAGTCAACCAAATCGTGATGATTAAGTCTGGCTGGTGGGATCTAGATGGTCGGGCATTCAAAGTTACCGCAGTATCCGGAGCTACCTTCACACTAGGTGGTGCAGATACAACTGACACTAAGCGAAACGCTGGAACAATCTACGGCACAGTCCGTGGAGTTACCACGTGGGTCCAAGTGCCTCAGATCCTCTCTCTCAGCCTCGGTGGTGGAGAGCAGCAATACACTACATACAGCCCTTCCCGTTCCGGTAAAGAAGTTAGTCGCCCCACTGTTAAAAGTGCTGCAACTTTCTCTATTGAAGTCGCTGATGACAAATCTCTTCCTCTTTTCTCCACAATCGAACTTGCCTCGGAGACAGAGGAAATTCAGGTGCAACGCCTGACGTTGATCAACCAAGACACCATTGTATATGCAAGTCTGGCATCGATCACCAAAACACCAAAGATGCAACGTGACCAACTGATGACTAGAACAATCAGTCTGGCACTGCAAGGCGACAACACCAGATACTAAGGATGCCCGATGGCTACGCAAACTACTGAAGAAAAGATTGCATTCATCAAGCTCCGTATTGGTGATGTCACAACAAACCCGATCTACCCGATGTTTACGGATGACGAATACACGATGGTGCTCAACACTGTCAGTGGAGATGTAGATAAGGCCACACGCATTATGGCAATCAGTGCCACGATGATTATCGGCTCGATCAACACACGCGAAGTAATCGGTGACCTAACCATTGAGAACACTTTCGCTCCCAACTACTTGAAGGCGATGGACTACTTGATCAACGATCCTGTGGCCCGTATCCCTGCAAACTTGATGCCTTGGGTTGCTGGCATAGATGCCAAGAATACCAAGCTCATGAATGCGACTGACCTCTCTTGCGAAGGCCAAGCCTGCCAGTCATCTACCTCTTGTGGGTACTGATGATGGATATGTTTGATCGCATGCGAGAGATGACTATCCGCAACCTTAAGCCCCGGGCAACTGGCGGTAAGGGAATGCAGGGAGTACTGATTCGTACAGAGCGTGTATACGACGAAGAACAAGACCTCTATATCGACACATCCGTTAACCATGACATCTCCGGACTACGAGCAACCTACAAGTTGTTTCACACAGATGGTGAGCTGGTTCGAATGAGCGATGTGAAGTTCTACCTGTGCCCAGAGAAGATTGATGGCAGCGACTGCCCTACCCCATTGACGCTCGACAAGATCGCAGTGGGTGGAAAGACGTACTCAATCCTCAACGTGAAGATGTGGGATAACGCAGGCATTGAATGTGGTTGGGAACTCCAACTCAGGACGGCTTAATGGATGCCGATCTACTTCGCTTCACTAAGCAACTAGAGGGCTTCCAAGAGGCCTTCACCCGCGCCTCAACGAACGTTCTCCGAGAAGTAGTAGTGGACTTAGGCTCAACTGTTATCACGCTCTCCCCAGTCCTCACAGGGCTCTTTAGGGGTAACTGGCAACTGACAGTCGGCACGCCGTCCTCACACAGTCTTATCGAAACAGATCCGGAAGGTAATGAAACTATTGCCCGTATCAAGGCCAGAGTTGCAACGCTTGTTCCCGGTGAACTGGCGATCCTCGCAAACAACCTAGAGTACGGCTACAACGTCGAGACGATTGGGTGGAAGGCAACTCCTGCCTACGCTCCAGTGAGGCTCACAGAAGTTCAGTTCATCTCTATGGTGGATAAAGCCGCTGCCAAGTATAGGGTGACTAACAATGAGTGACAGCAAGATCCGTAAAGCATTCAACGACATTGTTCGTGGATATGCAACTTCGAGAGGGATGCCGGTGGAACTGGAGAATGGGATCTTTACTCCACCAGCCACTGGATCTTATCTGAAGACACAACTTTTTCCTGCCAAGACTGGTTCTAACACGTTGGCCGGGGATCACAAAAGTTACATTGGGGTGTATCAAGTAACGATTGTAGTTCCCGCAGGAGAAGGTACTGGGCACGTAACAGCCATCATTGATGAGTTGCAAACATTGTTCCCTCTGTATCAGCGAGTGGCCTACGGCAGCAACATTGCTGTTGTCATGACTCCAGTTAGCCCTATGACGGGTATCCCTCAAGGCAGCTATTTCTACACCCCAACTTTCTTTAACTATCGCTCCGACACAAACTAAGAGGATTTACCTATGGCATACGCTTTGCCTAACGGAAGTACATTTGACATCGCATCAGCGATTGCTACTTCGAAAACAACTACCGCTATCACTAACGCAAGCCCAGCACTGGTTACTTGTACAGCTCACGGCTTGATCACTGGTGACTACGTTGTCCTGACATCAGGTTGGGGTAAACTGAACAACCGTGTATTCAAGATCACTATTGGTACTGCGAACGACTTCACACTAAACGGTGTGGATACTACTTCGGTTACTCTCTACCCAGCCGGACAAGGCGCAGGTAGTTTCCGTAAGATCACTACTTGGACACCTATCTCTCAGATTACTGAAGTAGCGTTCTCTGGTGGTGAGCAGCAATTCCTTAACTTCGCCTTCTTGGAAGACGCGGATGAGAAGCAGATGCCAACCAGTAAGTCAGCTATCAGCATGACTCTGACTGTAGCCGATGACCCGGCGCTGGCCTACGTTCCAGTAGTTGAAGCGGCTGACCTTGACCTACAACCACGCCCATTGAAGCTGAACATGGTTACAGGCGCTGTAATGGCCTACAACGCCATCGTTAGCATCACTTCAACTCCAACTGTTAACCGTGACGAACTGATGACGCGTTCAATCTCGCTGTCTCTGCAATCTCGTCCAACACGTATCTAATGATACAGCCGCCCTTCGGGGCGGCATTCTAATCAAGGAGAGACACTATGGCAAAATTCAAGATTGCCCAGAATCCAACATTCAGCACTGACGTAAGCATTCCGCGTGTTGGTGCAGATCCAATCGAAGTGAAGTTCACTTACCGTATCCTTGGGCGTAAAGAGCTAGCTGCTATGTACGACAAGTGGTCTGAGAACGCACAGCGTCTTCTAGGCGACGAAGAGTTTACATTCTCTTCTTTGGCAGAAGCCGATATCGAAGTACAAGTTCAACAGATTCAAGACATCGTAATGAGTTGGGGCTTTGATGACGAGTACAATGCGGAGAGTGTTTACGCCCTCTGTGATACTTGCACTCAAGCAGCTCAAGCCATTGTTGAAGCATACCGTACAGCGTATGCAGAGAACCGCACAAAAAACTAAGAAGCGCCGCTCGTGCACTTTACGATCAAGCCCCAGACGCTAACAAAATGGCGGCTTGGGGCTTTTCTTTTGGGGATTTGGAAGAGGAGGAGATTGAAGTATGGCCGGACATCTGGCCTGCATTCGTTCTCTTTGAAGCCATGTCTACCCAATGGAGAGTCGGTATGGGCGGTGCTATCGGACTGGACTACCAGACTTTGCCAATCGTGGCTAAGTATTCGGAGATTCCAGATGAACAAATGCCCCTAGCATTCACTGATATCCGCGTGATGGAAGCGGAGGTATTGAAGAAGATGTCTGAGGCGAGAGATAAGTAAGGACTGGAGACGCGATGGCGTATATTGCCGAGTTGCAAATCAAGGTAGACTCCTCGCAAGTCGAGTCTGCAACACAAAAACTAAAAGAGTTCACCCAAGCAACTTCCGGCTCGGCACAGGCTGAGTCTGCCAGCCGTAAGGTTAAACAGGACTCAGCAAACAAAACCGCTGCTGCTGAAGCTAAAGCCCAACGTGCCGAGGAAACTCGCTACGACCAATGGTTTGCAATGTCCGCTCGCCGGGACAAAGAAGAAGCTGCAAATGCGAGTCGCCGTCAGGCTATCGTACAGAAAGATCAGAGAGATAGTGCCACCACTGCTGCAAGACAACAAAAAGTTGCTGCTGCTGAAGCTGCCTCTGAACAAAAGCGTCTCGACTCTTGGTTGAAGATGGCAGATCGGCGTGCTGCTGACGAGGCTAAACAGCTTTCAGCGGTTAAGTCATCGCAATCATCTCAGAGCCAAGTAACGGCTCAACGTGTTGCAGCAGCTAAAACTGAAGCTAAAGCACAAAAAGATGCGTCTGATGAGACTCAGCGTATTGACAAAATCAGATATCAGAGTACACTTAGGCGCTTCGCTGAAGAAGAAAAGCTAGCAAGTCAGTCTCAAAAGTCTGCTGCCAAAGCTGTATCTTCCATCGGCTCAGAGGCTAAGGCTCTAAACAACCTGTTGGGCTCGATTGACCCAGTAACCAGATCACTCCAAAGACTCGACGCACAGGAGAAGGCGCTTCAAGCGAACAAGCCTAACCTGACGACCGAGCAGTACACTAGATATCAGGGCATTATCGACCGTGCCCGCCAAAGTACTGAGAAGTACAACTCAGCCTTGAATAAGACTGGCATCACTGCCAAGCAAGTTCGTCAGGCTCAGCAAGGGCTCCCTGCCCAATTCACTGACATCATCGTATCCCTGCAAGGTGGACAAGCTCCCCTGACTGTTCTGCTGCAACAAGGTGGACAGATCAAGGATATGTTTGGTGGTATTGGACCGGGCATCAAGGGTGTCGCAGGCGCTATCATGGGGCTTATTAACCCTGTCACTGTGTTTGCCGGTGCTCTCGCTGCTCTCGCTGTTGCATACAACCTAGGAGCTAAAGAGGGTGATGCTTATCGCCTGTCTCTAGTCTCTACTGGTAACGCCGCTGGCACGACTGTAGCAGCTATGGCTGATATGGCGAAGGAAGTTGATGGGATTGCAGGAACCTCTTCGAAGGCTGCTGAAGTTCTCGCTCAACTCGCTGCCTCTGGTCAAGTTACCGCTGACAGTTTTGTTGGACTGACAACTGCTGCTGTGAAGTGGGAGAAAGCTTCTGGTACGGCTGCGGCTGAAACTGTGAAGCAATTTGCTGCACTGGGTGGTGATCCACTTGATGCTGCGAAGAAGCTCAACGAACAAACCAACTTCCTGACCGCATCTATCTACCAACAAGCAACTGCTCTGGTTAAACAGGGGAGAGAGGCTGAGGCCGCTACGCTCCTACAGAACGAGTACGCAGATACTTTGACTACCCGTGCCGATGAAATCATCAGTAAGCAAGGGTCCGTCGAGAAAGCTTGGAACGGTATTACGGGTGCCGCTAAAGAAGCTTGGGATGCCATGCTCGACATTGGCCGTCCGAAGACACTGGAAGATGATCTTGATCAGATTATCAAGAATGTCAACAAGCGTGCCGCTGGTCTAAACCTCTTCGGGGGTGGATTCGCTGCACAAGAGCCGGGTGGGAAGTCAACTAACGACGCATGGAAAGATCGACTTCAACAAGAAGTTGATGACCAGAAGGCCGCACGGGAAGCAATGTTCCGTGGCGAGGCTGTTAAGCAGGGTACTAAGGACTTCGAAGATTTCCAGAAGTCGCTTGTAGAGACTGCCGATAAGGCTGACAAACTTGCGACGGCCCTGAAAACTATTGATAGAGAGGTTGCGTCAGCCCGTAAAGCTGGATACACAATCACTGACGCCGATGTTGAGAAAGCTAAGGCTCAGGCTAGAGAGACATTCAAGGATAAGGGCGGACCAAAATCTGCAACTATCGATGACACAGATGTAAACGACCTTCAGAACAAGGTTAGTGAGATTAAGGCTCAGTATGCAACACTGACTGAAGCCGTTAAAGCTCAACAAGAGGCTGGCACCTTATCTGCTGAATCTGGATTCACTAAGCGTCAACAGTTACTGAGTGAAGAGTCTGCGAAGACTCAGATTGCATACCAAGATCAAATCGCCGCTCTGGAAGCTCTGAAGGGTAGTAAGAACATCTCTGCCAATCAGACTATCTCATTGGATCGGAAGATTGCAGATGCCCGTTCCAAGATGGTTGTTGCTGAAGCTACTGCTCAGAAAGATCTGAACAAGTCTGCGGCTGAAGAAGAGAAACGTCTGAAGCGCCAAACTCAGAACGTTAAAGCTTACAACGAATCTTTGGAACAGATGGTCAACAACTTGCGTACAGCAGGGCAACGGGATCGTGCTGGACTGGCGATGAGTAGCGGCCAACGTGGCGTATCTGACCAGATGAACTCTGAAGATGATCGCTACGCGGACGAAGTTCGCTCCCTTAACAACCAACGTGCAGAGAATCCAGAACTAGCTGGTGAAGTCGCTCAGAAGTTGACAGCAGCGGCAACTGCCCATACCAAGATGAAAGACCAGATTGTCCAGAACTACGAGGACATGCGTACTGCCCAACGTGATTGGGGAGCTGGTATCTCTGGTGCATTCAAGCAGTATATTGAGGATGGTCAGAACTACGCCAACCTGACTAATGAGGCTTTCACTAGTGCCTTCAGTAGTATGGAAGACGCAATTGTTGGTTTCGTTACAACTGGGAAGCTTTCATTCGCAGATCTGACTAAATCAATCTTGTCGGATATGGCACGTATGGCGGTTAAGGCTGCTGCGTCAAGTGCCCTGTCAGCGATGTTCGGTATGTTCGGCGGTGCAGCCGCCCCGAGTGGTTCAAATGCTCAGGGCTACGATAACTTAGCTGGCTGGACTCTCAAGCAGGCTAAAGGTGGTGCTTGGGATGGCGGTAAGCAGTTCTTCGCCAAGGGTGGTGCATTCACCAACTCGGTTGTAAGTAAGCCTACTGACTTCAATCTCGGGCAGATGGGCGAGAAAGGCCCGGAAGCAATCATGCCACTGACTCGTGCAGCGGACGGCTCTCTGGGTGTTCGTGCTCAAGTTGATCTTGGTGGACTACAACAAGCCAGTGCTGGTACAGGCGGCGGAGTTCTAGTTCAAGTCAATATCGACGGTAAGGGTAACAACAGTAGCACTGCAAGCGATCCGGGTTACAACTCATTCGGTAAAGACATCGGTCAATTCGTTGATCAACGTTACAAGCAACTGATGAGCAAGGATCTGCAACCGGGTGGAGACATCTGGAAATCACAGCAAGGTTGATAGAAAGGGGCTTCGGCCCCTCTTCTTTTAGAGGTACATATGGCAACGCCAACATTTACATGGGTAGTGAATATCCAAGCCTCTCCGACAATTGGATACACAGTTCGTTCAGCCCAGATGGGTGACGGGTATATCCAAGAGGCCGGGGAAGGAGTTAACAATAAAACAGAAGCATGGGATATCACATGGACAGGCACAGATGTTGATTGCAACCTGATCATGGATTTCATGGACGCACTCGGTGGGTATAAGTCGTTCTACTGGACGAACCCACTCGGAAAGATCGGCCTGTGGAAGTGTAAGAACCCTAAGCCCAATGAACTTGGCGGGAACACATTCGCCTTCTCAGGCACATTCACTAAATCATACGCAGCTTAATAAGGAGGGCTGATGCCAATTAACTTAGACGTTCAGACTCTGCAACCCGGGCAACGTGTCCGGCTAATTGAGGTTGACTGTACAGACTTTGGTGGACCCGTACTGGCGTTCCATAACTATAACGTCGAGTACACTCAAGCAGAACTACTGGCAGCCTCTGCTGCTGGTACAGAACTAACCCCCAAGACAATTGTCTGGCAGGGTAAATCATATACATGCTGGCCCTACGGAATCGAAGGTATCGCAATGGATGGAGCTGGAGCGCCCGCTTCCCCATCACTCGCTGTAGCTAACGTAGACGCCTCGATCAGTGCACTATGTCTTGCATTGAACGACCTTGCACAAGCTAAGGTCACGATCCACATCACCTTCCAGCACTACTTAGATGGACAACCCGGGGCTGACTCAACTCAAGAGTTCGTGCAGGTTTGGTATATCGATCACAAGAGTAGTGAAGACAATACCGCAATCACGTGGAACCTATCGAACCCTGCTGACACTTCTGGGAAACTTATCCCAGCTCGGCAGATTCACTCTATCTGCTACTGGATGCTTCAAGGTCAATACCGTGGAGCGGACTGTGGATACACAGGGACCAACTACTTCGATGGGGATGGGAACGTAGTAACAGACCCAAACAAAGATCGCTGCTCTGGACTATTGAGCACAGGATGCAAGCCACGCCAAGGTGCAACAAACCCCTTGTCGTTTGGTGGCTTCCCAGCGTCTGCACTAATGAACTAAGGATTCAAATGGAAGTTTTTGACAATGAGAATGTGCGGGAAGATATCCGCCGTCACGCAGCAAAAGAATACCCACGGGAATGCTGTGGTGTCGTAGTGAGTATCCAAGGCAGTCCCCAGTACTTCCCTTGTAAGAACCTCTCCAGTGACCCTACTGAAGAATTCCAGCTCTGCCCAGAAGACATGACTGATGCTATGGACTTAGGGGAGCTGGAAGCCATTGTTCACTCACACCCTGACGCAACCTCCCAACCCAGTACTTACGATCTTGCCTTCATGGAGCGCTACTACGCGATGGAGAGGCTTCTAGACCCTGAAGCCATACCGACGCCTTGGATCATTGTAGCGTGGCCTGACGGCGATTTTAGGCAGGTTGTAGCTCAAGGTGAAACTCCACTGACAGGTAGAGAATTTGTTCACGGCCTCCACGACTGTTGGCAGTGCTGTGCAGACTACTACTACCGCACCAGTGATCTGGTATTCCCAGAGTTCACCCGGGAAGACAATTGGTGGGAAGTTAAAGATGGCCCGTCGCTCTATGAACTGAACTTCCTCGCTAGTGGCTTCTATAAGGTTCCACTCGATGAGATTCAAGTTGGAGATATGGTGGTGATGCAGATTGGGCGGAGTTATCACCCCAACCACGCAGCCATCTACTTGGGGAATTATCCAGAACTTCCTAGCGAACCTCTGGACATCTTTGGACAAGGGCCATTCATCTTGCATCACATGTATTCACGCAAGTCCGCAGTTGAAATCTACGGAGGCCAGTGGCTGCAAAGAACATCATTCGTGTTGAGGCACAAAGATTATGTCAGAAAGACTAGTCAAAGTTAAGCTATACGGCCACTTGCGTAAGTTTGGCCGAGAGTTTGATCTATTCGTAAAGAGTCCCGCAGAGGCCGTACATGCCCTCAGCATCATGGTGCCGGGATTTAAGCACTACCTTGAAACAGCCGAACATCGGGGCATGGCCTTCGCAGTATTCAACGGTAAGCAGAACATTGGGGAAGAAGAACTATCACTAGGCGCCAAGGAGGAGATTCGTATCGCTCCAGTCTATGGCGGTCGGAAGAGTGGTACTATCCAAGTAATCGTCGGAGCCATCCTTATTGCTGCTGGCGTAGTCGGTAACGTCATGTTTCCCGCTAACCCCGTATCTCCCTTCCTAATTAACGCAGGTATTGCGATGGTTGTTGGTGGGGTTATTCAGATGCTGTCACCAACAGCGAGGGGGCTCAAGACCAAGAATGATGACGAGAACACAGCCGCCTACGCATTTGGCGGACCAGTTAACACAACTGCGCAAGGCACTCCTGTTGGAATCCTATACGGGTACAGGGAGATTGGCGGTGCAGTTATTTCAGCCGGAATCTATGCAGAGGATCGGCAGTAGAGGAATCAAATGGAACAAGTAGTTCTGCAAGGCCATAAGGGTGGAAGCCAGAAAGCCCACCAACCCGCTGAGACAAGAAACAACTTACTCTCAAAGTCTTTCGCCAAGGTACTTGTTGCCATCGGTGAAGGTGAGTTTGCAGGCGTCCCAACCGCACAAGACATTTACCTTAACGGAACTCCTCTAGAAAGTGGGACCGGGTTGGAAAACTTCGGTGGGGTTAAGTGGGAATACCGCCCCGGGACCATCGATCAAGCACACATCGCCGGGATGCCAGACATCTCGAACGAGTACCCAATTGGCTTCGACCTAACTAACGCTGTAGCCTACACCCGGCTCATCACCAACTCGCAACTTGATGCGATCCGCGTAACCCTTGCATGGCCTTCCCTGTTCCAGCAAAAGGATAACGGAGACATCGTTGGCTACAACATTGCCTACGCAATTGATATCTCCACTAACGGTGGGGCATACGTTGAACAAGGGCAGTGGGATACAAACAAAGGTAAGACAACTGTAGAGTACAACCGTACTCACCGTCTGAACCTACCGAAGCCGGGAACATCTTGGACATTGCGTGTTCGTCGGATCACACCAAACCAGAACAATGTAAAGTTCCAAGACATTATGACGGTGAAGTCCGTTGGTGAAGTGATCGACGCCCGCCTTCGTTACCCTAACACAGCCCTGCTGTATGTAGAGTTCGACGCAGAGTTGTTCGGTGGAACCTCTATCCCGAGGATTTCCCTGAAGACCAAAGGTCGCTTGATTCAAGTACCTTCGAACTACAACCCGGTCACACGAATCTACACGGGTGTTTGGAACGGTGCTTTCAAGTGGGCATGGACAGATAACCCAGCGTGGGTCTTCTATGACCTCGTAACAAACGAACGCTTCGGCCTCGGTTCTCGCATCAAGGCAACAATGGTTGATAAGTGGACCTTGTACCAAGTTGCCCAGTACTGTGACGTGATGGTTTCTAACGGAGCTGGTGGTACTGAACCACGTTACACTTGCAACATCTATATCCAGTCTCGTAAAGAGGCTTGGCAAGTTCTCAGAGACATCGTAGGCATCTTCAACGGCATGCTTTACTGGAGTGGTACGCAGATGGTTGCATCGGCAGACATGCCTGTTGCAGTCAACACTGTTCGTAACTACAATCGCAGTAACGTAATTGACGGTAAGTTTTCCTACGGCTCGACTTCTGAGAAGACAATCTACACTTCGTCTCTGGTATCTTACGATAACCCAGAGAACCACTTTGAAACAGCCGTAGAGGCAGTTAACGACCTCAACCTCGTGCAGCGTTATAAGACGTGGGCACAAGCAGAACTTTCTGCTATCGGTTGCACCAGTCGTGGACAGGCTCAACGTAAAGGTAAGTACACAATGCTGACCAACAGTCTGAATAGACTGGTCACATTCAAACTTGGCCTTGAGGGTTACCTGCCTAAGCCGGGTGAAGTAATCGGTGTTGCTGACCAAGTACTCGCAGGGGTTAACCTTGCAGGACGCATCAGCACCGCAACACTAAACACTGTAACACTAGATCGCGTATCCAATGCCGTCGCTGGCGACATCCTGTATGTCAACAAGCCTGACGGTGTAGCGAGTGAAGGCCGCACAGTCCTGAGCGTCAATGGTAAGGTAGTCACAGTCACAACGAACTACTCAGCGATTCCAACTTCAGAGTTGGGTTGGTATGTCGAGAAGACAACCCTGAAATCTCAACTGTACCGTGTTACGAAAGTAGCTTGGGGTGATGACGAAGGGCAGTACGAAGTAACAGGCGTACAGTACGAAGACAGTAAGTTTGCAGCAGTGGATAACGGGGCTCGCCTAGAGTCGCGTCCAATCACTTCCATCCCAGCGGGTGGACAAGCAGCTCCAACTAACCTGACCCTGACAGCCTTCACCTTCGTAGAACAGACAATGGCTGTAACTACTATGTCTGTGAAGTGGACCCCGGTAGCGGGTGCCATGAACTATGAGGCACAATGGCGGAAAGACGGTGGTGATTGGAACACAGTAGGTCTTACAGCTTCGGCTGGCTTCGATGTGAAGGGAATCTACAAGGGTGCTTACCAAGCCCGTGTACGAGCGATCAACGCCATAGGTACTAAGTCTGTTTGGGTTGAATCTACGAACACACAACTGGATGGTAAAGTTGGTGCTCCGCCGACCCTAACCGCCTTCACCACTGCACCAGAAATCTTTGGTATCCGTATTAACTGGGCATTCACGCCGGGATCGGAAGATGGTGCCTACATCCAATTGCAAGAGGCGATTGACATCAACGGCACTAACACTGCTGAGTTGTCGTATGTTGCCTACCCTGCTGTAACCTACGTCAAGACTAACATGCTTGGCGGTGTTGTCCGCTTCTACCGTGGCCGTCTGATCGACCGTACTGGTAATCAGGGTGCATGGACTCCGTGGACTTATGGTATCTCCGAGTATGGTACTGACAAGATCCTTGCTTCGATTGTTGGAGAGATCGAACGTACGCAACTTGGTCACGACCTCCTCTCAGAGTTGGACACAACCAAGATCGATATCGATCAAACCAAACTAGATGTGAGTTGGCTGGAAGCAGAAGTTACTGGTTTGGAGCAACAAGTTCAGAGCGATGTTAACGACCTGAACGATTCTGTATCGGATATCAGTGGGACCGTAAATGGCCTGAAAGAACAGCTTAACGGTATTGTCGATGCCCTTGTGTACGACAAGACCAAGACTTATAAGTCTGGAGATATCGTTCGCTCTAGTCAGCGCCTGTACCAAGCACTAACAGATGTGCCAGTTGACTCGACACCACCTAACTTGAACTACTGGAAAGATGTGGGCCAAGTGGTGAAAGAGTTTGGTGCGATGTCTGCCCAAGTTCAAGTTAACACTGCAAGCATCACTTCGCAGGGCGGGACAATCACTTCCCAAGCCCAACAACTGAGTGGATTGGATAGTCGTGTAGGAGCATCTGAAACTGCTCTCGCCGGTCAAGCTACCACTATCAGTAACCTGCAAACCACTGTGACGCAGCAGGGCAACTCGATTACCTCGCAGGGTCAGGCTATCACAGACGTGACGGCTTCTGTAGGGCAACTAGGTGCTAGTGGAGTTAACCTGCTTCCGGCTGAATACGCTGTTTACAATGCGGCACTCCCTGTCCTCGGTGGATCGAGCTTTACAACAACATCGGTTGCAGACGCAGCTACTCTACGTGGTTACGCCCTGAAGGTTGATTTCACATCAGCCTCTACTGGACTAACGGCTTTCTTCGCTAGAGGCATTAACGGCCCTGATGCGAATATGTCAATGAAGCCTCAGAAGTACATCATCTCCTACTACGCGAAAGCGAGTGTGGATGGGCATGTTATTGCAATGTACTTGAAGACTTTCTTGGCGGATAACGTCACCGCATTAAACAGCGCTTCAGCAACGCAACAAGCTTTGACTACCGGCTGGGCACGCTACTCTTATGTAGTAGATGTTTCAAGTGCATCCTTCACCGGCAATCAGATGATGCTTGCCCTTCAGCCTAACCGTTCTGGTGTTGCTAACCGAACAGTATGGCTCGATAGAATCATGGTTGAACCTGTTACTGGCGCACAGACTACCCCTTCAGTCTTCTCTGCCGGACCAAGTAATGATCAATCGGCTGCTAACGCTGCTGCTACAACTGCTCTGACAGCCCGTGTAACTACGGCCGAGGGTACTATTACCTCTCAGAGCAGTTCCATTACTACTCTCCAGAATAACGTTGGAAGTATCGGTGCTGCCGGGACGAACTTGCTAGTAGACACGTATAGTTGGTTAACATCGACTACGCTACCTGTCACCAACAAGTCCAGCGGATCGTTAGATCCAATCGGTGTTGCAGTCGCGGAAGCAGCGAGTGGGTTTGGTTACAAGTTTACGACAACAGGCGTAAGTACGGGCACGTATCTGATGCTGTGCCCAACCAACAACGCCGCTGGCTGGAACATGCCAATGGAGGCCGGTACTTACTTGGTATCGTTCTGGGCGTCGTCTCCTACAACTGCGTCACTACGTGCTCGTCTGTACTCGTCAACAACAAGTGCCTACTCGCCAACCATCACTCTGACACCAACACGCACCCGCTACGCCGTTGCTGTAACTCAGGCAACCGCTGCAACTCAGGCGGTTCTGTTCTACTACAACATGAGCGGTATTACTGCTACTGAAATCACCGTTGACAGTGTGATGGTTGAGAAAGTAGCTGGTACAGGCACGAGCCAACTAGCCTCACCATTCATTGCGGGTAACTCAGCAGCAACCACGTCCGGACTAGTTACAACCACGTCCGCACTCAGCAACACTGTGACCCAACAAGGTAACACAATTACCACACAGGGTCAGTCAATCACAAACATCTCTGCGGCAGTTGACTTTAAAGAAGTTGATGAGTTGTACGCTGAAGGTGATACAGACGGACAGATTGCGGATGCACTCCAGATTGCCAATGGAGCTGCCACTGCAACGACCTCACTGACCGCTACAGTCTCGCAACAGGGAGACATCATCACTGCTCAAGGGCAGTCGATTACGTCGCTCACATCGAGCCTCACGGGCGTTCAAGGGTCGGTAACTGGGCAAGGCACTGCTATCCAGAACTTGCAGACGACTACAACTCAGCAAGGGAACACAATCACAGTACAGGGACAATCGCTCACAGCGCTATCCTCTGATCTAGATATTGCTGAGTCAAACATCACTGCAAACAGTACCGCCATCACTAACTTAACCACAACCGTTACTAACGTTGATGGAAAGGTTGATGCGACTACTAGGGAAGTTAGGGCGCTTACTGCCACAGCAAGACAGAACGATGGAACGGGTGATCTAGCTGACGCTCTGAATATGTGGCGGAACACTGCTGCAATCCAGACAGAGAGTATTGCCCGTGCTAACGAAGACGGAGCAATGGCGTCGATGATTGAGACTATCACGGCCACGGTTAATGATAACATTGCGGCAATCCAGACGGAAGCAACTGCACGGGCAACAGCAGATGATGTAAGTGCCTCTTATATCCAGACGCTCATTACCAAGAGTGGCGACAACGCTGCTGCAATCCAGACGGAAGCGACTGCAAGGGCAAGTGGAGACTCAGCTAATGCTACGCAGATTACAACCCTGCAAGCTAACTTAGGGACCACGAACGCCAACGTTGTAACCAACGCGAACGCCATTGCAACTACTAACGGCCAACTAGCTGCTGCATATAGTGTCAAGCTAGGGATTACTTCTGGTGGTGTGTACTACGGTGCAGGGATGGGTATCGGGATTGAAAACACCCCGGCTGGCATGCAAAGCCAAGTCATCTTCCTAGCAGATCGTTTTGCAATCATGAACAGTGCCAGTGGTGTGTATACCGCACCGTTCGTAGTTCAGGGTGGGCAAGTAATCATCAATAACGCGATGATTGGAACGGCTACCATTGGAACGGCTATGATCGCAGACGGGACAATCACATCTGCGAAGATTCCAGCAGCCCAGATTGGCACCGCCCATATCATGGACGCTACTATCTCTACCGCCAAGATTCAGGATCTGAGTGTATCTACCCTGAAGATTGGTAATGAGTCTGTAATTGTTCCAAGGTGGGCAGGCTATGCACCTACCTACAACTGTAATGGTACGTGGCAAACCCCACTAAGCCTGAGCTTCACCCTCCCAGTAGGCGGCATGGTGTTCGTTACTTACTGTTCCGGCTTTGGCTCTTATGGTACGAAGGTTTACACCTATCAACTTATTGTTGACAGCACATTGGTTGCACAATCCTCCGCTAACTGGTCGGATAGTTCAATCACACTAGGTGCTGGACTCTATCTTGCAGCCGGTACACACACTGCCGTATTCCAAATCAATGGCGAGGCCGGTTGCGTGCTGTCTTATCAAAATCTAATGGTTCAAGGGATCATGAAATGACCGAAACACAAACATCCGGCCCGTGGTGCTTCTATGACGGAAAGGGTGAAATCCACGCAAGAGGGTATATGAGTGAGGCAGAAGCTCTGGATAATGCAGTGCAGTATGCCTTGGCACCACTCCCGGCCCTCGGAGACGAACTTACTCAGTACGTTCTAAACGGAGAACTAGCAAACAAGCAACCACTTCGTGCTGCTCTAGTTGGTTCTTCAATCAAAGGGGTGCCTTCGGGCGCCTCTGTTACTATCGAAGGTGTTGATTATATCGCAGATGGTTCTGACATTGAGTTGGAGTTTAGCCACGTTGGGACTTACAAAATCAACATCTCCCTATTCCCGTGGTTAGATACGGAACTAACATATGAAAATCAAACACGAAGCTGACTATAGGGCTCTTAGAGCTGCCGATTACCCTGATGTCAAAGATCAACTTGACGCCCTCTGGCATGCAATGCACAGAGGAGAAATGGTCAAAATTGAACCTATGTACTCGCAGGTACTCGCCGTCAAAGAGAAGCACCACAAAAACGTGGAATGATATCAATAGGGGCTACGGCCCCTTTCTTTAAGGAATTTACATGGCTTGGTATACAACCGGGACAGTCACTGCGACGAACGCCAGTGGCACTATCACAGGGGCAGGAACTGCCTTCTTAACTAACGTCCGCGTAGGAGATGGGGTTACTATTACTGGTAGCACCTCTGTCCACGAAGTAACAAACATTGCAAGTGATACACAACTAACAGTCTCGCCTGTATACGGTGGTACAACAGGTGGTAGCAAGACATACGGTATCGTCCCTGTTCAGGGTTACGTCAAGGATCTTGCGGATCAGGTTAAATCACTAATCCTCACCTTCAATACTGTGGGAGGTAGCGCTAGCGTTCTCGCCCTTGCTGGGGTTGCTGGGGCGGTTGATAAGGTGCCGTACTTCACAAGTGGTACAGCAATGTCCACGATGACAGTTACAGCTACCGCTAGAACACTGCTCGATGACACAACCATCTCTGCAATGAGAACAACACTAGGGCTGAAGACAGCAGCACTTGGTGACATCCTTGGCACTGTCTCGCAAGCTGGTGGCGTACCAACAGGGGCGATCTATCAGTATGGCAGTAACGCCAATGGAAGTTACATCCGCTTTGCAGACGGTACGCAAATTTGCACAATCGGATCGGGCTTAGTGCCTACCGCAACGGGAGTAGCTGGCTTTGCTTGGACTTTCCCTATCGCCTTTATCACCGCCCCGACTTACACTAACGCGTTTTCGCAGATCAGTAACGGACAAGACCCGCGAAACTACACTTCGCAACTCGTGTACGGCTTCCAGACTGCCAACTACGCAAACTTTACAACTTACAGTATCAGCATAACTGGTTGGGGTTGTGTCGCTATCGGGAGATGGTTCTAATGAAGATTAAACTTAGCCCCCAACGCCGAGACGATACACTATCTGTTGTCGTATCAGGTGATGTAATTGTCCTCAACAACGAGGTCTTCGATTTTAACCAACTACCTGAAGGTGGAACACTGCCGTGGGGTTCCATCGATAATCAGTGGTTTGTTGGTGATGTCACTCGAAAAGATGGGGACATTGAATTGACCATCCTCCTCCCGCACGCACAAAATGCTTCATATGCAGCCCGCTTCCCAGCACCCCTAACCGTCACGCAGAACGGACCAGTGGAGTTACCAGTATGACTAGTATGATTGATTGGGGCAAACTTGTAACAGTTGAAGCCAAAGCCGCAGAGGCACTGGTCGCCCTCCAGAAGAGAGTAGCGTCGATCCGTTACGATAACGAAATCAAGGGCATCTCTGTGCAAGGTATCTCTGTTGATACGGGCCGAGACAGCCAAGGGCTTATTGCCGGGGCATGCCTTGCAGCAGTAATTGACCCAACGTATTCCGTGAACTGGAAGGCTAGCGGTGGAACATTCATCCAACTTTCCGCCATGCAAATCATCGGGGTTGCTACCGCAGTAAGGGCACATGTGCAGGCTTGCTTCGATAGAGAGCATCAGTTGTTACTCGCCATCGCAGATGAAACCTTCACAGAAAGTATGCTGACCCAAGGATGGCCGTCGAATGAGTAGTACTGGTTTCCCACTTCCGCTAAACGTCCAATATCTCAATAACGCTAAGAGCTGGAAACTTCTCCAGCCTTACATCTTCGTTGATGAAGTCGAAGGTCCGATTGAAATCCCAGCCCGATTCACCACAAACGGTCTTACCCTCCCACGTCTCCCGCTAATCCTTGCCCTATTCGACAACTACGGCTTCCCAGCAGCGGTTGTACACGATTACCTGTACGACGCCTCTGGGGTAGCCCGGAAAGAGTCTGATCAAGTCTTCTACAGGGCTCTCAGAGCCTCTGGTGTAGCTAAGTGGCGAGCTGGACTCATGTATACAGGCGTAAGACTCTTCGGCAGATTCTACTACAAGGAACGATAATGGCTAAGGCAACGTATATCAATAACACTTCCGGAGGGAATTGGGTTGACATTGTGGTAGGAGAGTGTACAATAGCGTCCCTCGTTATGAATGCAACTTCGCAAAGTACCCTAGTTGCTTTGCGAATCCTCAAGGGTGGGACTACTCCTTCCCTGATTCTCCCGGGCAACACCCTCTCGTTTAACTCCCCACACCGTCCAGCGGTAGGTGGCATCTCTCTCAAAGCAACCGATAAGCTTCAATGCCTATCAGAGTTTGCCGTTGATTGGGTCACAACAGTTGTCACTGGTCCAGCCTACAGTTCTGCCGTTGTCACTTCTCCAGTTGGAAGTGCATGGACAACTCTTCTGGCTGGCCCTGCATCTGTTCGTGCCATCTTCGCAAGCATGCCTTCTGGCGGGACTGTGGGTATTCGACTTCATAAAACCGCATCAGATGCCTCTATTGTTCTCGCTGAGACTGTAGACATCGCCGGGGCTAAGCGTCTGCTAGCTCCAATCGTCTTGGCGTCAGGAGATTCCCTGCAAGTTCAGAGCACTAACACTGCCCAGTGGATTGCAGCCGGGATCGGTACTTGATTGCCAAGATCACTAATTACCCATAAGGAAACACTATGAGTGCAATGGGACTTGTGACCACTCTTCCGAGTGCAATCCAACAAGCAAACTTGAGTCTAGACTTTGTTAACCAGAAGTACGCGGTTAACGGGACAAGTAAGACTTTCGATCAACTGTTCACCTTCACCCGCCCCGGTCAGGCCACGTACTACGGTAGCGATGGGCTATTGAAGTATTCTGCTGCAAACACACCTCGCTTCGACTACGATCCTGTTACGAAAGTCGCCAAGGGACTGTTGATCGAAGACACAGCGACTAACGTGCTGGCTTGGTCTGACAAGATGAACGTCCAGAACTGGTCATACGCCGCTGCCTTCCTCCGTCAGAATGTTGCAGTCGCTCCAGATGGGACACTGACTGCATCTAAGCTAGTCGAGACAGTCCCCACTGGCACTCACAACATTAACAGAACATCCAGTGGCGGAACACAGACCGCTGGAACAACATATGTAGTCAGCGGGTATTTCAAGGCTGGTGAACGAACCCGTGTTCGCTTAAACGCACTAATCTCTGCAAGTGCTGTCGGTGTAGTAGTTGACCTAACGAATGGTGCAGTACTTCTAACTGATGCAGGTTTCTCGGATGTAAAGGTTCAGTCCGTAGGGAATGGCTGGTGGCGAATCTCGGCAGTTGTAACCGTCGCAGTAGGTCAAACGATCACCCCGCGAATGTATGCCTATTTAGTTAACACAGGGACAAACACCAGCTATGCAGGTGATGGTATGTCCGGAATTTACGTCTGGGGATTCCAGATTGAAACTGGGCTGAATCGTACTTCATATATCCCAACAACAGCAAACTTTACTGCACGTGCAAGTATTGCTTCTTACTTCGACTCTAAAGGTGTAATGCAGTTTGCACAAAGTGGGGTAGCAAGAAGCGCTGCATATGACTATGACGCTAACGGTGTGCTACAGCCAATTGGGTTCATGATCGAGCCGGGGTGTACCAACATCTTCGCCACCTCTGATCAGATCAGTCTGATGACAACTAGTGGTGGAGTAACTATCACCCCTAACGTTGCAGTTGCCCCAGATGGAACATTATCTGCTGACCAGATCAACTTCATTGCTGATCTTGTTTCCGGACCATACCGCACAAGCGTTGTATCCTCGATTACTCAGTACACATTCTCGATGTACTTTAAGAATACACCGGGTTCAGATGGATTGATTACCATGACGCTGAGTGGTGCTGCTTATGCGGCAGTCGTCACAAGCACGACTTTTAACCTTGCCACTGGAACGGTTGCTAGTGGGATTGGATACATTTGCCCTGCCGGTAACGGGTGGTATCGTTGTGAAATCACTGCATTGCCAACAGTAGCTGCTGCACAGAACATCTACATCTACAACGGTTCAGCCACTGTTAAGTCAATCTTGGCTTGGGGTGGACAGTACGAGACAGGTATCGTCGCAACTAACTACTCCCCAACAACTTACACGTTCACTTCTCGTGCAAGTATTGCTAGTTACATTGATAGTACGGGGACAATCCAGTATGTTGGAACTGGGGTTGGTCGGAACAATGCTTACGACTATGACAGTACTGGTGTATTGCGTCCGATTGGACTGCTCCGTGAAACTGCTGCATCCAACATCCTCTCCTATGCGTCACGAGTTAGTTCGGCAAACGGTTGGGTTACAGCGGACTCATATTGTAGGTTGGGTGCGGAACGGGCGCCAGATGGAAGTCTGATGACTACAGTGGTGCAGGGTTCATTAAACACGGCTAACGTTTACCGCACAGAAGCAACATACGTTGGTGGCGTGGTAACTGGTTCTATGTACCTGAAGCGTGGGAATCATGATTGCGTAGCTCTTTACCTAGCGGATACAACCCTGCTGGCGAATCACTTCCGAGCGTGGGTGAATCTGGCAACTGGCACGGTAGGTACGACTGCACTCGTTGGTACTGCAACAAATGGTAGTGTAGTGATGACACCCGTTGGGAACGGCACGTACCGTGTAGCCCTAACTTGCACACTCCCCGGCACAACAGCGCTACTAACACACTACGGCGCAACTGGGGACGCTTCTAACACCCGTGTGACCAACGGGGTTCGCCACATCTGGGGTGCCCAGATTGAACAAGGGACTGTTTCAAGTTACATCCCTTCAGTAGATACATTCACGTCTCGTGCAAGTACAGCTACATATCTAGACTCGGGTGGACTGATGCAAACAGCAGCAGTTAACGTCGCAAGAAGTAGCGCCTATGGGTATGATTCAACAGGATCGCTTAGACCGCTGGGACTGTTGCTAGAACCAGCAGCCACTAACACACTTCAACGTAGTGCTGAATTCTCTAACGCATACTGGACTCCGAGTGCTGCCACAGTAATTGCTGATACAGCGGTGGCCCCAGACGGGACACTAACTGCTGACACGCTAGTTGAAGGTACTGGTGGTACTTACCACGCTGTTACGCGAGCAACAGGGGAAACTGCTGATACAGTGTATACCCTATCTGTATTTGCCAAGGCAAAAGAGCGCCCTTGCATCTACCTAGAAACTCGGTTCAAGACTACTACAAGTACTTACGGTGGGTGTCTCTTCAACCTACTCGACGGAACAGTAGGAACCCCGACAGCGGGTATTATGAACGCAGGATCTACCTACTATGGGAATGGTTGGTATCGTTGCTGGATTCAGTTCAATAGCGGGAACGGGACTACGCTGGACTCATTGAACTTCCAAACAGCACTATCGTTGACTGTTAGATCCTATGCTGGAGACGGCGTGTCTGGGATTTATATCTGGGGTGCCCAACTGGAGGCTGGGGATGGTCTAACCTCTTACATCCCTACACCGGCATCTGCCTCAGTGACTCGTTCAGCGGATGTTTCAACTTCGGTAGCTACTAACCGTCTTGCTGATGTGTTCTCCACTGCCAACGGTGCTCGTACAGGAGACTCTGCTACTAGTGTAGTGACTGTCCGGGGAATCGAACTACCTGTAGTGACTACAGACCCTACATGGTTTAACGCTAGCGAGTTCACAGTCTTCTCTGAGTCTCGCACACTTATCCCTAGAGCCGATTCAAACCCCCGTGTCTATGAGTTCTCAAACTCTACAAACAACGATAACAGGTTTGGTGTGCTCTACGCCCAGTCAGCAGCAAATGCTCGACTGCAAGTTATTGCTGCTACTGCCGGTGTTGCCACAATCACATCAGCCACTGTTGGGGCTGATGTTGTTCTGAGGGCAGCGGCGGTATCTAAGCAAGATGACTTCAGTATTAGCTTTAATGGAGCTACTGCCCTTACTGATACAACTGGGGCAGCACCAACTGGTATGGATAAACTGTATATCGGTGCATTCCGTACAGGCGGAAGTGGACTTAACGGGAACGTTAGACTTCTTCAAGTATACAACCGCAGACTATCGGACGCAGTGCTACAAGTGCTGAGTTCGTAATTCAAGAGGGGCTACGGCCCCTCATTCTTTTGGATGAAATATATGGTAAGTGAAAAAGATGTAGACGTACTCGCCCGCACACTTTGGGGTGAAGCACGTGGAGAAGGATTCAGCGGCATGGTAGCTGTTGGTTGGACAATCCGGAATCGTGTTGAAATGGACTTGAACAATGACGGTAAAGCTGATTGGTGGGGAGAAGGTTATGCCGGAGTCTGCCAGAAGGCTTGGCAATTTTCTTGCTGGAATAAGAGTGATCCCAACTACCCATACTTGAGCGGACAAAAGGTTATCCCTGCTGCCCAGTTCGATATGGCGAAGAAGGCTGCTGAGGCAGTTGTAGATGGCATGATTCAAGATCCAACAGGGAAAGCCACTCACTACTTCAGCACATCAATGAAGACTCCGCCAGCTTGGGCTGCTGTAGCCAAGAAGACGGTACAACTAGGACGGCACCTTTTCTATAAGGATGTCAAGTAAGGAGAGCCCAATGGCTATTCTCGTACCAAACAGTAAACGCTTGCACAGGAGCAGCACAGTCGTGCTTAGTGCTCTCTTGTTCATCATCACCCTGCTAGAGATTCTTCAACCACAGATGGAGATTCTGGCACCTCTTGTATTGCCACCGGGAACCTACCCTTTCGTCTCGGCAGGCATCAGTATTGCTATCGGAGTCGGGCGCTATGTGAGTCAAGAGTGCCTGAGAATTCAGAAGGAAGAGGAATCAACTAGTGAAGACCCTACTGCTTAACCTGCTCGGCTCGTTCTCACTGAGCGGGCTTTGGAATAAGTTGAAGATCGCCCTACTTGTGGGAGCCATCTCGTTCATGTTCTGGCAGGGGTTGCAGATGACCTCACTCCAGAAGGACGTGTCGCATTTGGAGACTGTACAAACCAGTCTGCAAGCACAAGTCGAGCAAGTGGAGGCGAACTACAAGACCCTCCAAACCAATTACAACCAATCCGCTAAGACCGGGGAACAGTATTTTGATTCCCTGAACAATCTGGCAACCAAATCCACAGAGCTTGAGAAGGCCTTTGCAGCCCTCGAAGCGTCTAAGGGTACAACCACAAGGGAAACGTATGAGAAACGCTCTACAGCGGCTCAAGGAGCCTCTGGGCAGGTGTCTGGCGGTACTGTGGATGGCGATGATCTTGAGTGGCGTAAGTTGCTCGACAACACCTTCTGCGAAGTACACCCCGCCAACGCAAGATGTTCTAAGTGACATCCGAGTCCCCATGTACCTGCTGACAGAATGTCGATACGAAGCGGTAGAATGGGAAGATCCACGCGGCCTAGATAAAGCCTACGCCCGGAACCTACTTATCGGCAAAGGATGCAACGATAAACTCCGGGAGTTCAGGGGTTGGGTAGACGGTACGTTCCCAGCCTCTTCAGTACAAGAGAGTAAATAAAATGGCCGACAACGGAGACATGAGTGTAACGGGGAGGACTCTGTTGGATTTCAGTAGTAAATGGATCTTGCCTTGCGTGCTCGCATTTGTTTCATGGCAATATACTGAAATCAACAAGCTGGAGGACAGAGTGAACGTTCTTCAACGAGAGTCGGTAACGCACACAGTGCTACAGGTAACAGAAACCCGCTGGAATGGACTTCTGGACTTGAGAATCAAGGGTCTAGAGGAAAAACAAGAAATCACCAACGGATATCTGAGACAACTCATCGGTATGCAACAACAAAAAGGGCGCCCATAGGGCGCCTTTTTATTTGTCTGGAGAAAAGTTAGTCCCACACTGGAGGAGACAACCTGAACACTACGGCTGCAAACACCACAGCAATGATGGTGAGAAGTGTCATCACCCACGGCGGAGGTAATCGGTCCTCTGGCAGCAGTGAGATAGGAAGAGCTGTCAGGCAGATACACAGGCTCAGTAAGCCTACGATAACGTTCGTGCTCATGCTAAGTGGAAGGTTGGAATCGTGTTATCTCCGCCCTCTCCGTCCGCATCATTGTAGAGGACTTGGAAGGGTAGTGGCCTCACATCACCAAACTTCTTTCCCAATTGCTCACACAGTGGCTTAACCAAGTAGTGCCCAAAGCTCTGATCGTCCAGCGTCCCTATCGAGAGGTTAGCAAGAAGGCGGAGCAGTTGCCCAGCGTAGTAGTCTGGAATCTCTAGCTTGACTGTCATCGTCCACACCCTCCTGCTGATGGCATACTTCTCGGCCCGGGTGTCATACCTTGTTTAATTATAATCATGTTCCCACACTTAGGACATCTCACCTTATCGGAGAACTGATTTACACCACTGGGTGTAGTTCCAGAACTTCGCACTATATCACTATTGTCGTAGGCTATTGCGGCCTTACAACCCCAAGCACCCTTGCAGATTATTGCTGTTGACATGCGGAAGTCTCGATAGTTGGCTTACGGTTACCGTAGCAGGCTTGGAACAGGCGACTCATCAATGCTTCTCCAGAAAGTTCTGAACAGCCTGATCAACGTACATCATCCACGCTGCTCGAACGGTAGTGTCCAAGTAGCGGCCATCTGGGTAGGATGGATCGGAGGCGAAGTTGGTTGGTTCTTCATAATCACTCAAGACACTCGCAGCCCGGGATTCGAACTGCTGATTCAAGCTGACGACATCAAACTCGTAGGGTACTGGGGTGTGAGTCCAAATGCACGGGTAGAAATCTTTCGGGCCACGCTCCCACGTGAGTTGCAACGAGTTGTCCCACACTTGAACGAGATGCTTAGGGTTGCAGACGGCGTAACCTTCTAGCCACATCTGCTTCCGCATATGAGAGAGCGAGAGATTATCGATGGTGAACTTTGCTGCCCGGGTGGTAATCAGAGTGTACATCAGCGTTTCCCAACAGTGGTGAAGAGGGCGAAGAAGTCAACAACACAGACGGAGAACATTAGTGCTGCCCCAGAGTAGTTACCCTTAAACAGAGCCACAATAGCGAGGACGAAGCAGAAGATACCAAAGAAGAGAACTGCGAGCTTTGCGTTCATTGTAGAGCCTTAGCTAATGGATGTTTACCGTATGGGTGGCCGTACTTAGTGTTAGCCGCTGGCCGACGCTCTGGGCGTGGTCCGCAGAAGGTCGATTCAAGATAGATAAACGTCTTGAGATGGTGAGCCAGTACGCGGTCTTCTAGAGAAGAGAAGTCTGTAACGATGATACCGTCACCCCGCTCCGCCGAGAGGTTTTCCTTCTGCCAGAATTCTAAGGCTTGAATCTCACAATCTGCGAGAAAGGTCCGCCCCGTGGGGGATGTACGTGTCATCAACTACTCTCCGCTATCTTAAAATGACTGCTCTCTATATAGAGCAAGATTTCTTCCCGCACCTCTTGGCGGTACATTCCCCACACGAGGACGAGACAAAGGGTGCTAGTGGGAATGCTCATGTAGAGGCGGTATGCATCCTCTAGGGTGGGTACGATGGGTGCTGTACCTCTATATAGAAGCTGCTGTAGCACCAGCTTCTCCTCTTCCTTCATGACGCAATCCCAGTGATCCTTCTTGATACGATCCATGCCTGTATACGACATACGCTCGCCCTCAGATGTGTGGTGCTGGACGTAAGGTAGGGACGGACGGTAGATTTGTCAAGCGGAAAGTCTGACACTAGAAAGTGTAAAAGAAATGGTTGACAGGGGCTGGCAGATCGCTAGAATGCGCCCCATCGAAACGACCACGGAGCAGGCAGCATGGCGAAGAAGGCACAGATCACCCGGAGCTGGATCACCTACCCACCGCACTACGAGCCCGGAGATGGCTACACCCAGCACCGCTTCCTCAAGGATGCATGGAACAAGGCGTGTTCGCTGGGAGAAGGAGCTGAATGCTGGGAGAAGATCCGCAAGTGTTTTCGTGACGGTTCGAGGCACATCTCCACTGGCAAGATCTACATCACAGAGAAGAAGTAGTGCAGTGGGAACTAGAGTGGGTAGCACTCAACTTACACCGCTACACCTCACCAGAGCACGCTGAAGCGGTTAAACGAAACATAGAGAAGCGGTACAAGATACTTACTCTCGAAGCCCATATAAAAGAACTGGAGAAGCAACTTGAAAGCAAGTGATGTAATTGAACTAGCAAAGAATGATCCACGCTACCTGAACGGGGTGGGTGGTTCATATTGGTTGTGCTCTGTTGTCAACTACCTCTGGGATGAGCAGGTGATAGACCGAGAAGCGTTCCTAGCGACCAAGGACGCCATCTACGAAAGCCTGAACCACGAAGTGTTTCTGGCAAGTAAGTTGCGCGACGAGGGGATCATCTCAACCAAATGTTGCATCAGCTCGCAAGAGTACGCTACAGCAGCCCACGAGCATTGGAACACTACAATCGCAGATCTTCGGGCAAAGGGGCAATAATCGTGGGCTCTTGGTTTCTGATTTATCTGTTGGTAATGGTTGACCAAATTCGTGAAGCTGCCAGTAATTACGGCGGTTGGTGTGCAGCAGGTGCTGTCCTCACTATCGTCGCATGCTTTGCTGGGGCAATCTATTGGGCTGAGGGGAGCCAACCAGAGGGAGAGAAGAAGAAGTACTTGAAGAAGGGCCGCAACTGGCTCCTTCTTTACTGGATGATTCCATTCTCTCTGGCAACTGTCCACACTCTCTTGCCAAGTCAAAAGAACATGGCAATTATCGTTGGCACTGGCATTACTTATCAGGCTGTAACCAGTGAGACTGGTCAGCGGATTGGAAACAAGGCAGTGCAGTTGTTAGAACAGAAGATTAACGACGCCCTGAAGGATGAACCAAGTGGCGAAAAAGAAGTCCCGCAAGAAAAAGAAAAACCTGCCAAAGAATCCGGTAGCAAAGTTTCTTCACAAGCAGCATAAAAGCGTTGCTTTCCGGGATAAGACTAAGTATCATCGAAAAGATAAAGTGTCGGAGAAAACAGCTAGTGAGTAATCAAGTTAGTGGTGGGTTGAGTCCTGATGTCATCAATATATTGGTGGCGGATACCTCAGCAACAAAGTTCCAAAGTTCCCGCGACAAGATTGAGCAACACTTGATCAAACAGCATGCTCAAGCCCTTGGTGGCCCCAACGGAAAGTCATGCTACTACCGTGGACAGAATGCAACCATGTGTGCTGCTGGGTGCGTCATCCCTGATGAGAAGTACTCACCAGATTTGGAAGGCGAAACCGTCCTCCAAATATATGAACGTTTCCCCGGGGTGCTACCAACCGATATCGCCATCGAAGAGATGCGAGAGTGGCAGCGTTACCATGATACCTCCGCTCGGGTCGGTATCAGTTTCAGCTACTACAGGTGGGCGGTAGAGGGCGATGAAGCTCATCACCCAAGCAAGTTCAAAGAAGCAATCATTAAACAGTTCGGTGAAGTAGGAGTTAGTGCGTGAGTTTTATTTCTGTAGATGGTCGTAAACGACTGGAACAAGTTCAACAGTGGTTGGCTGGGGGTGCGAAACATACTGAAGTTGAGTTAAATGGTGAGAAGTTGCCCCCAATCACCCGCTTCAGTATTCACCAGACAATTCGGAAAGATGATTGCGGCACTGTGTGCTGTATTGCCGGGGCTGTATGCCAGTTCAACGAGCCGTTCGATATCCGTGATATGAGCGCGTACCGCTGGGTTGCGTTCTACGAAGGTGAGAGCGAAGAGCATGAGGGTGTTAGTGCCCGTGCCCAGAACTTACTAGGTATCTGCTTCACGGATGCTGTGGAGTTGTTCGAGCCGTCCAGTATTGACTGGGACTGCATCTCTCCCGCAGTAGCAGCAGAGTGCTTGAAAGTGTATCTAGAAACCGGCGAGATTGATTGGTCCGCTGCATACGAGACAGTTGAAGGGGTTGAAGTTAGTGAGTGAGTTAACACAAGAAGGTCGTAAGGCTCTGGTAACTGTTGCAGAGTGGCTGGAAGATGGTGCACCACACAAGAAGTTGGGTGGTGGCTTACAACTAGACGCCTTCGACATGGAAACTGTGGTTCAAGTGGACCCAACGTGCGGTACTTCCTGCTGTATCGCAGGTGCTGTGTGTCAGTTTGAACGTCTGGGCATGAATGCCCGTGATAAGCTTGGCGGACTAGAGTGGATGGGTGACAACGGGGCATTCGATATGGCCCGGGACTTTATCGGCATGAGTGATTGCTCGGCTCGTTCGATGTTCATGCCTTGGGTATCTTTCGATGGTCAAGACGACTCATTCAACTCGGCAGCTCGTGGTGCAGCAGTTATCCGCCACTTCCTTGCAACTGGTGAAGTTGATTGGGACCGCTTTGATGATTCAGGTAAAGTTGTAGTCGAGGTGTGTGAAGAGTGACTTGGATCTATCTAATCCCACTCTTCTTCTTGACAGACAGCTTACTCTACATGCGATACTGGAAACTCTTCGCTAAGAAGTTCTACTTCCTAGATTACGGGATTGCAGTTGGCTGGAGAATGGCCTTCATGCTGAGGAAGAAGAATGGCTAATGTGTTGATGGTGGTTGGGGGCGTATTTGTCCTGTACTTGATCGCTCTGGGAGTTGGTAAACACTTCCAAGGTGAGAAGAACGATCCTTCTGAATGAAGGTAATCAAAGAGGAAGTACGCTCTGTAAAGAGTATGAATAGTGGGGAGATGCTGACCCGCATAGTAGACGCTGGGGGCGGTTGGTTCGAAGTGTATTACTACGTTCCAATGATGAAACAGTGGAAACTAACGGGACGGTTCCTCTCCCTAGCAGAAAGTGAAATCCGGTTGAATGCGTTCATTCGCATGCACAACAGGGTAGTGCAAGAACAAACGTAAGTGGCAAGACAATTCAATAATCTAGGAGCAACAATGCAGTTCATGAAAAAGGTTGGTATCGGTATCGCAGCAGCAAGTTTGGTCTGCATCGGTCTGTTCAATAGCGTCATGGTAAACAACGAAGCTGGCTATCAGACTCACGTCCGTACCATCATGGGTACTGAGAAAGTCTTGACTGAGCCGGGATACGATACCAAGTGGTTCGGTAAGGCTACTGCTTGGAAGCAAGCTCAGACTCTCCAGTTCTCTATCGTGAAGGACGGTGAGCGTAGTCCAGAGGTCGATGACGGCGTAGGGGTTGACAACTACAAGGTTGTATTCCTCGGCAACGTAGATGGCGCTGTAGAGGCTTCCACACGTGTTCGCATGCCAGTTGGTGAGCAATTCCTGCAAATCGCCCGGGAGTATCGTACTCCAGAGAACTTCCTGCAACTTGCAGTAGTTCCAGCGGTTAAGGAAACTCTGCAAACTACAGCCTCGCTGATGACGGCAGATGATTTCTTCGCGGGTGGTCGTTCTGAGTTCGGTAGCAACTTCGATGACCAACTTCGCAACGGTCAATACGCCGTGAAGCGTAAGGAAGTTCAGAAGGCAGTTATTCAAGAGCGCCAAGAGGGTGACAAACTTGTATCGGGTGCCGGTAGTGATGGTGAACAGAAGCGAACTGAGTTCGTAACTGAGAAGGAAGTTGACAACAAAGGCCAAGAGATTCGTAAAGCTCAGCAGTTTGTTAGTCTTGGTGCACAAGTTGTAGAAGCCCGAATCACTAACATCATTCCGAACGAGCAATTCCGTGGCCGGATGGTGAAAGTTCAGACTGCTCAAGCAGACTTGGCAATCGCTCGTGCTGATCGCTTGAAAGAAGAAGAAGCGAAACTGTTGGCAGTAGCTCGTGGTCAGCGTGAAGTTGAACAGAAGCGTCAAGAAACTCTGCGTGACCAAGTAGAGAAAACTACCAACGCTGAAACTGAGAAACTGTTGGCCCTGACCACTGCCTCGAAAGAGCAAGAGTCCGCCGTTATTGCACGTAAGACTGCAACCGAATTGCTGGAAAAGGCAAAGATTGATGGCCTTGCAATCAAAACTCTGGCAGATGCCTCTGCCTACGAGAAGCGTGTGATCCTTGAGGCTGACGGTGCTTTGGATAAGAAGTTGGCGACTATCGAGAAGATGACTGACGCAATTGGTCAAGCCATTGCTAACGCACCAGTGTCGCAGTTTTCTATGGGTGGTGGTGGTTCGGGCAGCCGTGCCAATCAAGTCGAAGACTTCATGAGCCTTATGAACGCTCAGAACATGAAGACTCTCTCGCTCGACATGGGCATCAAGAAGTAAGGAAGTTACATGTCAGAGTTTGATGTCCGTAAGGATAGTGATCAAGTCGATTCGATCCGTGTAAGTGGTAGTGATGGCACCTTCAGCATCTGTGAACTGATCGAGCGAGACGTGCGAGATTACGTCTTCATCTACGATTGTGCAGATGATGTGGATGACGGCCTAAGAGTGAAGGATCGGGAGCATGCCGAAAACCTCATCCTAGGGCTGAAGAAGGCGATTGCTCTCGGCTGGCTGTAACCCTTAGTGTAAAAGAAATTGGCTCTCGTACTTGACGGTACGGGAGCCTTTTGCTATCTTGGCGCCACACAAACGAACTGTACGACTTTTGGTGAAAACTGTGACACTTGCGAACGATGTCCACTCTGCCCTGCTTCAAATCAAGAAAGATGGCCCGCCAGAACTGTTCCACGGTATCTGTTGTGCTGTAGCAACTATCCTCGAACGTGATGTAGATAGCTACGAGGTTGTTACCGCCCTCCTCCCCGGCTTCGAGGCTTGGCCGAAGTACACAACCCGCCCGAACTACCCCATCCCCGGACGAACTGGTGAGGGTGAGGATATGAGTCCAAGTGCGGCGTTTATATTCACCCCAGACGCCAACATGTGGAATCCGGAACACCCTTATGGCGCCTTGAGGTTAGAGTTGCTGGACTTCTTGATTGAGTACTTTGGAGCAAAACTATGACACTTACACAACACATCCACGCCGCCCTAGTTGACTTAAAGAACAACCCTCCACGTAGCTGCCTCGGCATCTGCTTCCACGTGGATGTACGGATGGGCCGTGCCAATGTCCGTGGGCATGACTCATTGATCAATGACGCATTCAGCGCGTGGCCTAAGTACTCCGGATTAAAGGCATGGCCCGTCCCGTGCCCCCAAGGTAACGACCCCGAGCAGGCCTACAGCTTGGCAGGTAAGTCCGTGATGTGGAACCCAGAGCACCCTTACGGTGCTCTCCGACTGGAACTGCTGGACTTTATGATTGAACACTTTGGAGCAACACTTTGACATTTATCAATCGCCTTCATGCACAACTAGTACAGATCAAAACTGCTGGCCCGAAGTTCAACGGCGGCGGTATCTGCTACAACGTGGACTTTGCCTTTGTTCGTCTTGAACTCCCAGCCCTAGAAGTACTGCGGGAGCAAGCCTTCGCAGCATGGCCTAAGTTCTCTGGAGATGAGAACTACCCTATCCCGGGAGGTGAAGAAGCCTTTGACGAAACCCACCGTGAGAATATGTGGAACCCGGAGCATCCGTACGGAGCCCTTCGCCTAGAGTTGCTGGACTTCATGATCGATTACTTCAGCCCTGAAAACTTCAAGGAGAAAGTCAGTGCGTAAAGTTATTGTAGCTGCTCTCCTGCTAACCGCTAGTGTTCAGGCTCAGGCAGCAGTGTTTGCCATGACCCCTATTCCACGGGAGGAGGCAATCACTATCGAAGACTACATGGCCCGGGAAAAGAAGTGTAAAGAGTTGGGCGGTAAGAGTGCACCAGTTGGTTATCGAGTTGCGTTCAACAAAGTTGTTGTAACTGGCCTAGAGTGTAATTACAATGGCTCAGTGTTCGAGATTCCAAAACAAGAGGAAGTTAGTAAGTGAGTAAGGAAATTGAAGCTGCACTGTTGAAGATATTAGAGAAGGTCAAGCTGGCACCGAACCCATCTAGTGGCATCTGCTACAACATGGACCTCATTTACTACTCCGACCTCACGGTCCAAATGCATGCACTCTGGAAGTTAGATAGAACACTTGAGAGGTTGTTCGATAAGTGGCCGAAGTTCTCAGGTTCTGGTGCATTCCCTATCCCGGACCCATCCAAGAAGCGGAATAGTAAGACAGATGCGTATGACCTAGCAGAATCGAACCGTACCATGTGGTCTAAGCATAGCGCCTATGGCCGTCTCCGCTGGGAACTGTTGAACTTCTGTATTGATACATTGAAAGGAAAGCAAGCAAGTGAGTAAGGAACAAGTAACTCAGCATTACATCAGTGTTATGCAGGCGTTCATAGCGGGCGAGAATATCGAAGTTCGAGAAAAGGTAGTCACCAATGGACGTTGGGCGCCAGCGGGGGCGCCTGCATGGAACTTCGGTGACCGAGAGTACCGCATCAAACCGAAGAGCAAGCCAACAGTAGATTGGTCTGCACTACACCCATCTATCCAGTGCATCGCTAGAGATAGTAACGGGAACATTTTCGGGTACAGCAGCAGACCTGTTATCCGAGATGAGAGAGTTTGGGCTGGACTTGGCGGTATCGAATGCAAGCGACTGGATAACGTCATAGCCTCCCTTACACCGGGTGACTGTGATTGGCAAGACTCTCTGGTGGCTCGCCCATGAAGGTTACATGCCCGGGGATACTCCCAGACACAGCGACATACGCAGGCACTTGCAACTACTGTACGTGCTCTGTGGAAGGACCAAGAAGTGATTGGAAGGTTACCAACTGTCAGCGAGACGGGGAGACAGTTTCAACTCCCTGCCCTACTGTTGGTTGCACCCGTACCATCTACGGCAAGAGACGTTTCAGTCCTGCTGGTCAACTTACAAACTCAAATCGTGGGTGATACATGAGCACTAAGTTCCTATCGTTAAGCACGTTCATGATTCTCATCCGCCACAGCTTTGATCCCCACGGAATGGCGGAGGCGTACGCCAAGTTTATCAAGGCTTCAGATCTTGCAATCAAGACTGCAAGTGTGGTAGCGACGGACAGATGGTATCGTTGGAGGAGCTGCGGCACGGCGGAGCGGCAAGCCCTAGCGAAGCGCCGGGGTTGACGGTTCGTCGGGACGTAGCCAACAAGCGAAGCGCGTTAGGGCTGCTACACTGCAATGAGAAGTTATATTTTATTAAGAGAAGTTTTATGGCACAGCAATTATACCTAATGCGCAACTCCATAGGTTTACACAAAGTTGGTATCAGTAATCATCCAGAGCAACGTAGGCGAACACTGTCGAAAACCTCCGGATTACCTATCATACTCATTAGGACTTGGTATGCCCCTAATGCCCTAGTGTTGGAAGGTATGGTTCACACCCACTTCAAAGATAGGCGTAAGGAAGGAGAGTGGTTTGAATTTACTGAAGCCGATCTAGTAGAGGTGCACACTTACGTTTCATCTATTGGTGGGACCGACGAGGCTCCAGAACACAGGGAGGTGGTCAGGGTAGTGAGCAGCGTGGAGCTTCCTACGGATGAACCGCCGTACGTGAAACTCTATATAGACGCCACTCCGCAGCTTATTGATCTAGAAGGCTCTCACACCACACTGCTCCTAGAGCTGGTGCACAAGATGGATTCTGATAACTTCGTCTATCTGCCAACCTCCGCACGGGCGAAGATTGCGGCGAAGTTGGGGATCAAGGATCAGACCTTTCGCAACAACTTATCTAAGCTGGTCCGCCAAAATGTGATCAGACGTGTTGGGCATAGCGAGTTCGAGGTAAATCCGGAGGTATTCTCTCGTGGAGATTGGGCTGCAACCTATGAGCGGCAACGGGCATTCAGGCCAGCGGTCTGCGGTGTGTCAGTAGATCCTTAGAGGGCGGAAGATCGACACCCTTGAAATACGTGGCCTCCAGAGGCTCAGCTAGCTCACCCTGAATGAGCTACCCCTAGCTCACCTACTTGAGCTACTTACGTGAGCTACCCATAGCTCATCTGTGATCGTTAGCAATCACCAATTTGCCAGATTATGTAGCTCATCCTGTGAGCTATCCCTAGCTCATCTGTGCCTGCTAACGATCACCCTTGACGGTTAGTAATCACGCATGCACACTAGCACTCAATCTTGTCCGCTAGGAAGGGTAGCCATGATGAACGAAGCCGTTACCAAGTACAACACCCCTGACCTCCGGGGCACGTGGGTGCAGGCTGAACGGAAAGCACTCGAATTGCTGGCACATCTGAACCGGGAGAATCCCCGGGCGGCAACGTTGATGATTAGTTTGATCGCCAACATGGATGAACGTGGGGCTCTAGTCGCTAGTCAGGCAACCCTTGCAAAACTGAACCGATGCTCACTGCCTACGATCAAGCGAGCCCTTACTGATTTGATCAAGGGTAACTGGATACAGACAATCAGTATCGGTTCTGGCCGGGGCAGTACACTTGCCTACGTTGTCAACTCCCGAGTTGCATGGGCAGATAAGCGTGACAACCTACGATACGCATTGTTCAATGCCCGGGTACTTGTCTCTGAGGAAGATAACCCGGACATGGGTGAAGGACCACTGAACCAGATTCCAATCCTTGGGCCGGGGGATAAGATTTCAGTCCACGGCGAAGGCCTCCCTCCGCCTAATCAGGAAGAGCTGGATGAAACTCTTGAGCAATTACCAACCATCCAGACGGGGCGTGGCGGACAGGGCAAACTGCTGTGATCTAATCTCCAGCAAGACAAAGGGCGCCGTAAGGCGCCCTTCTTCATTCCCACTACCCCCCTCAGAACTTGTTCTTCTCCAGCCAATCTAGGATCGCCTCGTTGATGATTGGCTGACCCTTCTTCCTAGTCTTCACCCGGGCCATACTGAACCGCTCGAATGTCTCTTGGCTGACGTTCACACTGAGCTGCACCAACCTGCCCTCTGGCTCAGCAGGAGCTGCTACAGGCGGCGTAGCCACCACAGGTACGTTAGCGGGTGGCTCCACATCGTGCAGTGCTGATGGCGTGATGGGAGCCTTCTTCGCCAAGATGTTAGTAGGGAGGCTGGCTGGTTTGATCGCTGCCATGATGTTCACCTAACTGAGTAATTGGGGATTCCCCTAGCTGGGTACTTCCCTATTCAGGGATATCCCTAACTGGGGAACTGGGGAGTTCCCTAATTGGGTAATTCAGTATGCCAGTACTTACTTCACGGAGGAAGCGGTTCCTTTAGTACTTCCTTTCTTCCCTCGTGGAGCGGGGAGGTAAGTCCCTGAGTGCGCAGTGACTTGAGTGCTTGGGTCAGTAATTGCTTGCTTACCTCCCCGCTTCACTGCCTCCTTACCTGAGTGGTTCGGTAGCCGAGTCCCTACCTGCTTCACCAAGTATTCCACTAGGGAGGTAATCTCAGCAGTCCCCGGGGAACGAGGGGCAATCTCTTGAATGGTGCGACCATCGATCATGCTCGTAACGATGTCCTGACGGTAGTGGATGATCGGGGCGAGCTTACCGTGCTGGGCAATAGCCAAGATCGCCTCACCCTCAATCCGCGTCTTTGGACGTACCTCATTCAGCACGAAGACCATCTTCTTCCCTGTGTCCTCCACCAGATCAACAGTACGACGCACTGCACGCAGATCATGGCGAGATGCCTTAGAGGGAATGACTACCAGATCAGCGAGCATCACCAGATCCTTAATGCCATCACTAACTTGCGGCGGGGTGTCAATGATCACGAAGTCCACGCCAGAGTTCTTCAGCAGCTCCAGAGAGTTAGCCAGTGCATCAAAGGCAACTGACAGTAGTTGTGGCTCTTCTGCCTCACGGTCATTCCACCAGTCTGTCAGGCCCGCGTGTGGGTCAGTGTCTACCAGCACCACCCTGAAGCCGAGGCGGGAGAGCAGCACACCCATATGCCCACAGATAGTTGTCTTGCCCACGCCACCCTTCTGAGAGGTGATAACGAATACTTTCATAGCCATTGTGATTGCCTCGGGAATCAAGTGAGTAAGGAAGTCAGTAGCTAGGGTGGTCCCCAAGCCCTTGAGTAGATAGTTAAGTCCTGAATTGAGTGCTTGTCCAGTTCCTTGTGCAAATACTTCAGTAGGGAACTCCCTAACTAGGGAACTGAGGAGTTCAATACACCCTTCCTTGCTTCCACAACCACCCAAGGCTATAGTCGGGAAGGGCGCTGCTTACCGCTACAGGGGTCTGAGTGTTTCCATCACAGGGGTCAGGCGATTCCCCTGCAGCCCTCCCACCGGATTCCCCTACAGGGGTCTGCCTCCATTGCACCTACACCCCCCAACCCCTTTCCAGATCCGCAGGGGAGGGCAGACCCCTGAGCAAATTGTCGGAGTTCCGGGAAAGATAGGTAGCTAACTAACGAATTCGATAGCAAGCTAAGCTTATTATGAGCAGGCTAATAGATAGGAAGCTAACGACCTAAATCGCAGGCACTCTCCGTGTTTGTCTCCAGTGCTCGCCCAGTCCGGGGCTGCGTTGCCTGCTACGGGTAATTCTAGCAGTATCAATGATACAGTCAAGCCGGAAAGCAAAATAAATTCTGGGCTTTCCGTGCCTATATAGAAGGGAAAGCCCGGACAAAATAAAATCACAAACGGGCTTGCCAGTATCGGGAAGTACTGCCATAGTTTGCCACGTCAACCGACAACAAACGCCCCGTAGGGCAAAGGAGCTGCAAATGAAATACCGGATAGAAGTACAGCAAGTATTTGGCACCACTGGCGTGGCATTCGACACGGACGCCCAATGGCTAGAGCTGGACGTTAAGCCCCGTGGCCTAGCGGCGGCAAAGGTAGCGCTAAAGGCTGCTGTAGACGTTTGGAAGACTGGCGCCCCCCACCGCCTAGTGGCAATCCTAGACGGGACTAGTGTAGTGGTAGAGGTTCTATCCTACCAGTCCCCCTACGCTAAGCTTGTGGCGGACGCCAAACCCCCCGCGACTACCGTAGAATTTTGCGGGGAGACTATCAAAGCGGAATATGCCGGGAAAGCTTTCACTTTCCGCGTCTCCTTTGAGGAGGATACTGATAGTGGGGAGCCGTGGAAGGAATGCGATGGGCACGGGCCTGTATCTGATTGGGTAAGTCGGGATAAGTTCCCCGGGGAGTTTGTCTTGAATGGCGGCCGTCACGGCTCTAAGCGTTTCTACGATTATGCGGAAGCTTGCCGGATTGCCCGCCGTGATGGATGGGACGCCAAACCCTACAATGACGGAAGCCAGACTAAACGCCAACAAGCGGCAAAGGCTGCATTGTCTGACTTCAATTATCTGCGGGGATGGTGCGTAGGGGATTGGCAATATGTCGGCGTAGTTGTCACTCTACTAGACGACAACGGGGAGGAGACAAGCGTCTCAGGATCACTCTGGGGCGTAGAGGATCAAAACGACTATCACCATACGGCGGCTCTAGAGCTAGCTGGGGAGTTGTTGGCGGGTTATGGCTCTAGCTGGGGACTTGTCTCTAAAGAAACTTTCGACTACCTGCAAACCGAGGCCAACTAGTCATGTTTATCATATCCGCACCTACTGCAAAACTTGCCGCTGTTATGCTGCTGTTAGACTCTAACCGTGGCCGATTCATCCCTCGGGACTTTGTGACTGATAGTCTGGGGGCATTGGATCTAGTCCACTGCGCCAAATGGGGGCTAACCGAGGCTAACCGGGAACAATGGGAAGCGGCCTATGATCCTGAGAATGAATGCTATTGGGAAGCTTGGGATTGGATTCTCAATAATGCCGAGTTTGTAACAGAGGAGGGAGACAAGTTTCGACTACATCAGGACGGTGACTTGTGGGCTCTCTGTTACGACCGGATGTCGCAAGATGAAAAGTTAAATTTCGGATTTGATGTCGTGGATTATTGCCGCGACAATGAGTCGCCAGAGGAGGACTGCTAATGGCTCGCCTAACTAGTCGGGAACTTTGCCGACGCGTATGCCTCACTTCTGGCGCTGTTACTTTTCACGCTGTAGAGATGGGACGGACTGGCCACCAACTGCGGGAAATTACAGAAAAGTTGTTTCGCCAATATGAGGCAATGGCCCAGACTACAGAGTGTCTGTATTCTGAGACTAACCAACTTTTCACGTGGCAATATAAAACCGTCCGCTACTCTATCACCGATTTTAAGGGGCTCTAATCATGGCGACTAAACGCAATGAGGTACTTGTACAAGTCCGGGAGTTTATCCGCCAGCCTTATGCATGGCCGGGAGGCTATCCGAAATATCTAGTAATGGCGGACGGCGGTTGTCTCTGTAAAGCATGCGCCAAGTCGGAATATAAGCAAATCAGCCAAGATACGCGACAACGTGAGTTGTGGAGCGGATGGGTAGCCTCGGGAGTTGATATCAATTATGAGAATCCAGACCTCTATTGCGACCACTGTAGCCAGCAAATCGAATCGGCCAGTGGAGAGCCAGTTGATGAATAAGCCAAACCGTAAGGACTACCACACCGATTCTGGCCTACATGCCGCTATGCAGGTTTGGGCTAATAGTCAGGCAAAGTCTACGCTATCGGTTAGCGTAACGTTTGACGATAGCCCAGAGGAGGTATTCCGGGATACTTTCGAGCGGGTACAAGTTGAAAAGGAATATAAAACGCTAGACGGGGAGACTTATACTGTTAGCGTAGACTCTGGGAAGTATAAAAATACTTATATGCCGGGAGCGGATGAGATGTCACGGGTAGAGATAAAAGCGGCCTTTGTGGCATGGGTACAACCAAAAAACCCCAACGTTAAGATCCTTTCGCTAGTCTGGAAAGTGGAGTCGAAACAATGAATGAGCAAAATAAATCCCTCCCGGGACAACCGACACAAAAGGGAAAAGTCCTCAAGGGACCACGGGAGGGAGGCCGCAAGGCTATCATGGCGAGCCTAGAGGTAGGCGAGTCGGTCCTATTTACTGGCGAGCCGGGAGGCACGCTCAAGGCTCTACAGGCGTCTATAGCCTCCTCCTACCGTGGGGCGGAAAGTATGAGCCAGCAAGGCCTAGCCCAGTGTGGCGGGATACTGTTTTTTGAGGGGGAGTATCCCACTCCCGTCTCTAAGGTAACCCGTGAGCGGCCTGTAAAAGAAAAGCAAAAATAGGTTTGCAGTAGTCGGAATACTGCTCTACTCTACCCCGTACCAATAGACGCCCAGTAGGGCAAGGGAGTTACAAAATGGCTACTCAAGTTCGCGAAACATCCGCCGGTAAATCCGTTTCGGCCTTTGTCGTCCTCAAACGTGGAAAGCATATCGCCACTGTAAACGCCCACTTTTCCAATGGTGGCCGGGTATCCGTTGACGTGTGGAACGTTGGCGATAATGCGACTACCCGTTGTCTTGAGTCGGCACTAAATACAGGCGTTCTAACAGAGGCGCAATTTGCCAAGGCTGTTACTGCATCCCAAACTAAACGCGACTGGGGGCAGAATCAGGACCACGAAAGTTTTGCCGCCTATGATCTTTTCGGGATGCAACAAGGTAGTGCCGGGGGATATGGTTACGACAAGTTTGCCGCTGCATTGCGCGGCCTATGGGTTGACGGCGTGAGAATGGCGGACCATTGCGGGACTGATAGCGAGTCGGAAAAGTTGTTGGCGGCGTATGGTCGCGACTGCAAACGTCACGAACAACGGGAGGAAATAGAAGGGCAAGCTGTACGGGTTTACTACACTTTCCCGGATGGATTCCAGAAACGTTGGGACGATAAAGCAAAGCGTATGGGCGCCCACTTTGCCAACTTCAACGGCGGCAAGTTCCGGGACTTGTATATCACCGCTGGATTGGATCGATTGCGCAATATGGGTTATGACGTAATACAGGCAATCTAATAGGAGGCTCTAAAGTGTGGCGACGTAACCCAACGTCGCCCCCTCCCTTAATCGACGGCGATAGTCTCAACTTAAAAGCTCTATCGCCTCAACTGGCCGGGATTCTAAAAACCCTGCTAGGCACTCTAGATCCTACGACACTAGGTCGGGTAGAGAGGGGGCAAATTGAAACTATATATCATGCCCTAAAGGGGGAGACTTATACCCTTTTCGGTAGCGGTATGTTTACAGACTACGGGCCTAGCATTGAAAAGATTAGAGCTAGGCCGCCCAACTTAAAACGGAAATAGTAAACTTTCGGGAGTATCTGATATGCCTGCATTTGCCGAGATTGTTCTAGTTACTACCCTTTGTCTCTCTACTGGCTCGCCTACAACTGGCGCCAGTTGTGCCCAAGAATATTATGAGCCGGAGACGTGGAGTAGTGCCAACGTGGTAGAAGCTGCTCAGGATTGGGAGGAGTGCCTAACAATGCGCAAAGGTTACAAGGTACGCCCGGGAGTAGTAACAGCGGATTGCCGCTATGTAGAGTTGATGGGGGCAAACTATGCCCATAAGTAACGAATTCCCGGCACTTATCAGGCTACGGCTAAGCGGTTATGAGCTGATAGTCTACGGGTTTGAGGACATCCCAAGGGGAGTTAGCTACGACATCATAGAGCGCTGCATAGAGCGTCTGAAAAGGTTATAGAATAGAGCCCCGTCCGGTTGACGGGGCTTTCTTATATCTATAGAATCGCATTCCTGTACCGGGCATACTGCTAGGGCATAAGGGGACTAGGGCAATGAAAAAGAAAGCTACCAGCTACAATGGGATACAGTACGGCCTATCCATCTGGACTGGTAGCGCCCCCCATATTGGGCGGAGTTACAAGAATTCGGAAGCAAACCTCCCAATCCGGGCAAGTGAGCACGACAAGTTCTATGATAAGTTCGCCACCACGGACGTGTGGAATGACGCGGGTTGGCTCATCACGTCAACAAGCCATAGCGCCGGGATTGTCCGTTGTAACGTCCGCAAAGGAACACAAGTGGCGACTCTGGTAGTCCCGGAAGAAACGCTATTCTTTCACGCCGACTCCTCCCTACCTTATGAGGACTGCGCATGGCTGAAACAATCCTAAAATAGATAGCAGTAGTGGCTTTACAGGAGGGAGTAGAGCCACTACACTGCAAACCACACCACACGACAAGCCCAGTAGGGCAAAGGGGATACAAAATGGACAATCTCAGAGCAGTAGTAGAATTTTTGGTTATCGTACTGGCGGCATTTGCTCTAGTTTCCTCCCCTTTCCTCATCATGGCGGTTA